GTAGCTATTAGACCCATCATGAAAAATCTGTAGGTCACCCCCAACGGCATCACCGAAGGTCATCTTGTCGTTATCACCAAGGACGATGTTCTGGGCTGAAGCACTGTCTACAGTGATGGTAGTGCCTTGTACTGTCAGGTTACCCGTAACAGTGAAATCACCATTCCCTATGGCTGTTCGTAGTTCTGATGCAGTGATAGCTTTGGTTTCACTAACACTTGTATCAACTACAACAAACTCATCAGTGTCAGCTATAGTAGACCCTGTGATATTCGTTAACTCTGAAATTTTCTTATCGGCCATATCTTACCTTACCCTGTAATAGCTTCTACAGCTTCAAAAGAGATCCCATAGAAGCTGGCATTGTTAATCGACCAAGAGGTTACACTTTCTTTAAGTCTAAAGACACCCTTGGGACTTGAGGTTATAACATCTGCTAAGATGTAATCTGCCCTCAAACTAGGCCATATCTCTAGGCTACCATCACCATCTTGATCTTGTAGTACTTGATGTAATCTAGCAGCAGAGCCTTCGCCTAGCTGTATGTAATCACCTGCTAAGAGTGTACCTGTCATTACAACATTGACTGAGGAGTCACCCGCATTACCAGATAACTGACAGGCACTGACAGTCCCTCGTGGTGTAACATAGTCAGGGTCACCAAGTAAAAATGTACCTACTGGACCTCTAAGGGACACTAGCATAGCCTTCCACTCTGCAGCCTTATCACGACGTACAGAGGGGATAGTAACAGATGCTTCCCACCGTTCACCACCATGAGAAACAATCTGTTGTTTGTATGTGAATGGGGACTGGGATGTAGCTACAGCATTTACAGTACGTAATTCTATAGACTCAATCCCAATCGTTGTTGGTGTACTAAGTGGGTAAGTAATAGCCATATTAACCGAATACCTGCTTCATTTGACCGCCTCTACGACGACTATCCATAATCTGTTGTTGTGTCATGGCAGCAATCTTAGGTGCAGCTTGTGCAATGATCTTCTTGACACTATCGTCACCATTAGCTTGGAATGCAAAGGTTTGGTTGATAGTTACACCACCACCACCTTCTGCAGCTACTCCAAGTTTACCACCCTTACCTCTCTTAAGGGGCATGATAGCTTCTGGTCCAGCTTCACCCATTAGGCCAGTCTTACCACCAGACATTGGGAAGTATGTAGGTCCACCTACGACACCACCATTGGCATAAGGTACTATAGAACCCCTGTTGAACACACCACCATTAGCAAAGGTCATTTGACCTATAGGTGCGCCAGTGTACAGTCCTACAACATCACTTATCATACCTGTAATTTTCTTAACTACAAAGATACGATAAAGCTCCTTGATAATCTCTGCTGCCATAATCCTGAATGCATCTGTAACAGATTTAGTACCATCGACAATAGACATAAGGGCATTTTCCATAGACGAAGAGATAGTATCAGAAACTTCTTGTTGTATCTGTTTAGCTGCCTCTAGGGCACGGTTACGTTCTTCCTCTGCCTTTTTAGCTTGGTTAATAGAGTTAATCTGCTTCTCTAGATCAGATATGGTTGCAGAACTTGTCTTAGAGTAGGTATCACCTAAGTCTTGCATAATACGCTTACGAGCTTCTGTTTGACCTAACATACGGTTTTCTAGGTCAAGCTGCTTTTGAAGGTCACCTAGTGGGTCCTGTTTACTACGAGTCTTCTTAGTCTTACTTTTAAATGTACTTTCAATTCCATACTTAAATTCACCATAACCGCCAAAAGCATCTAAGCCAATGGTGGCCTCTTCTTTAGCTTGTTTGATTAGGACTAAAGCATCTGCAAATCCGTTGCCTAATCGAATGCCTAACTCTGCAGCAAGATCGTTAAGCTCCTCTTGTTCTGTCTTAGACACATCATAAAATTCATTAGCTCTTTCTATTTGACGATCTAAACCACCAACAAGGCCCTCTGCTACTGCAATTGCACGAGCCTCCTCTAATTCTAGCAAGGCAGTTAAGGCTTCTTGTAAACCTTGAGAAGAGCCTAGTATATCTACGTAAGTATTAGCAAGAGTATCTATAGTACCAAGCCTAGATTCGAAGATTTTATTAAGGGCTTCCTCACTTTGTTTTAACCCTTTTGAAGACCCTAGTATATCAACGTAATTATTAGCTGTATCGTCAATAGTACCAAGTCTTGAGGCAAAAATCTCATTAAGAGCTTGTTCAGTATCCGCTAAACCTTGGGCAGAGCCTAGTATATCTACGTAAGTATTAGCTGTAGTGTCAATAGTACCTAATCTAGATGCATATATGCTATTTAGAGCCTCTTGAGACTGTTTTATACCCTCAGAAGACCCTAAAATATCTCCGAAAGACTCCCTCTCTTTGTCTAAGAATGTTCTTCTTGTCTTATATTGCTCTAGTTCCTTTTCTGCAAGGTCTAAGGCTTTTTGTGCATTTTCTAAAGAGATTTCAGCACCAACTTTAGCCACACCCCTAGCTGACCCCAAAGATGCCCCTTTCTTTGCAACCTCTGCCTTTGCTAGTTCAACCGCATTTGCAAAGGCAGATTCGGCGGCATCTTTGTAACCACCTGAAAGCATCTTAAGTTCTTGCCTAAGTTCCGCACTTTTGTTTCTGGCGTTTTCAAGCGCACGTGCAAAAGCATCTGTACCACTCTCCGCTTCCTTTGCGTTTTGTCTAGATACAAGATAAGCTGCACCAATTGCACCAACCAAAGGTATTGCAATACCAAGCGTTGCTGATAAGGCAATAGCTGCTGTAGTAGTTATTCCTAATTGCGTTGCAACTAAGGGTAAGACCCCAGCTAATTGAGAGGCTTGTTGTGAGAAGGCAATAAAGGGATTCGTGCCAGATTGTACTTGAACAATAAAGTCAGATACCTGATAACCAGCTTGCTGAGTAACCACCCCGAAACGGTTGGAGGCTTTAGTTGCCGCCATTTGAACTTCATTTGTCAGTTTAAGCTGTTGTCTGTATAGACGCAAAGTATTAGCAGCTTCTTCAACAGACATCTGCTCATTTCTGACAGCGGCACGTAAAGATTGAGTGACTTGTATAGTACGTTGTTTGGCAGCATACACTGGGTCTATTGAACGCCTAAGAGAATCAAGAGCCTGAGACTCTCTGGTGATTTCCTTTTCAAAGACCGAAGCAGATTGTGCAGCGGACTTATGGGCATTATCAACTTTTAATACTTGGTTATAATACTCTTGAGATTTCTTGGCGGTATTATTAAGACGTGTTTCAACCTTTTTAAACTCACGTTCAAAAACAGAAGCAGAGTCTTTAGCCTTTTTGGGAATATCTATAAGTTCCCTTTTGAGTAGCTGTAAGTCGCTACTATCAACTACTACCTTAATATCAGCCACTATTAGCTACCCCCAAGTATACGACATCAAGACGTTTGATTGCTTCTATTTCCCAAGCTGCCAAAGGTGTCTCCGTCAATTCTTTCCACGCTTTTATTTGTTCGTATCCGATAGGATTAGGTCCAGAGAACCCTGCACTTCTACCATTGCTTAAACTAATAAAGGCAGACCAGATGTGTGATAGTAGTATTGGGAAATCTGTCGGGGGTTCCAATGCTTCTACTTTACGTCCAGTCTGCCTTTCTACTTGTTCTAAATGTTCTCGTTCTGTAGCACCTGATTCATTGGGTTTATTGAGCTTAAACTGATGTTCAGCCCACTGTATTAAATCAGATACTACTTCTTCGTAAAATCCAGAGAGTTGCCTAAAGCCTCCTCAATCTGGTCTTTAATCCAAAACACTTCTTCATAGATCTCCTTAGCTTTATCAACATTAAATTTTGGTTTGACACCACCGAAGGTAATCTTCCAGTCTTTAGTTGTTTTAGCTAGTAGCTCAATAGTAGCGGCCTCTAGGTCTTCTGCAGTAATCTCCATCTTCTTCTTAGATTGAGCTTGCTTAAGACGACGGTTAGTTTGTTCATGTAGTGCAGCCTTGTACTCTTTAGAGTGTGGGGCATACATAGTGATTACCATAGGCGAACCATCTTCATTAGTCAGTGGTTCGTAACTGGTAGGATGAACAATAGTAACCTCTACGGTGTCACTACTAGGTGTAAGATCTTTCAAATCCATTGTCGAGTTCCTTATTTGTTATCGAGTTATCGGGTCAATTTAAATGGGGGAGCATCAGACCCGACACCAACACTCCCCCGCCTCTAGCTAGAGGATTACGCAGTCTCTGGGCGACTGATTTTAAAGTTTGTACCTTCTGTTGAGTCATATAGACCAACGAATGACATAGTGATAAGGCGGCTAAGAGGGCCATCAACACCTACGTCTGCAGAGTTAACTTTAATACGAGGGAATTTAAATTCGTATTCGTTAGCTGCTGAAGGGTCATTAACTGTGATTACCAGTTCGCTTTCGACTTCATTCAAGAAGCGGTTAATCAAAGCGTCATTTTCAAAGTACGCAGTGAATGTACCTTCAATCTCTGCCATACCATACTCTAGAGATGGTGCAAAAGAGTTGCCAATAACGAATGTTGGTGAGAAGCTGTTGTTTAGTGTGAAGTCAATCGCAGTAATGATAGCTGCAGAAGACGAAGATCCTACGTTACCAATAGCTAAGTCACCTGAGTAAGCGTCAAATGGCTGTGCTGATGAAGATGCGTCTTGGGTCTTCTGTGTAGCAGACATTGTCATGTTAGAGCCAACAATACCAAAGGTTGTTGTTACCATTTGGTTGGGGGCCATAGAAATACCCACTGTTGATACCGTACAACCTGTGAACAAACGAGCTTGGTCGATGTCAGCAGCATAATCTTCGATAGAGAAGTATTTAGGTGTTGTACCAACTTTGAGTACGTCTGGTGCTGATGATGGACTTGTATCCCATGTCGATAACATAGCAGCTTCTAGGAAGGCATCAAAATCCCCATCACGTAGGTCAACTACAATATCACCGCCAACTTGAGTGTTACCATGACGGTCAACTCGTGTCATACGGTCAGCTTGGATTTCATTACCTGCAACACGATCACGAGTTAGGTTAAGTGAGTGTGTGTTGAATGGTAAGTTTTGAAAGTTTCCAGCAGGTGTCGTACCGAAAGTTACCTCTTCGATATAAGACAGCGTGGAACGAGAACCCTGTGCAAAGGCCATTTTATTCTCCTAATTAATTATATATGTACCAGCCGATATTAATCGGTACGTAGTACCAAGGACTGTCCACAAAGCCCTGCTGTCTTTCAGCATAATCTATGGACACTATGATAGTTTCTAAGTCAGAGTTTGTGTACTCTATCTTTGTGGTTGCCTCAAAAGCCTCTATGACTTTATTGACTAGATCATCTGCTGTAGCAGGACCATTACCTTCTGATGCATAAGCTGTTATTACAAACACACCATCGTATCTTTGTTGCGGGTTTAACCCTCGTACAGCAGGTCTTCGCAGTGTCGGGACATATTGACAAGAGATAAAACTCTGTCCTGTGGTTGGGCTGAAGGGGACATTCTCGTAAGCTATGCTAGGCAAACCAGACACATTAGATAGTTCTGTCTCTAGTGCGGCACGGATGTCATTATGAATACTAGCCATAAATGTTCCTTATCTGTGTATAAACAAAATAGCCACCTTTTCTAGGCCAGAACTCCCCATGCTCTACAGCTTCTGCATGTGGACTATCATTTCGTAAAGTGATTTTAGATGTCTGAGATAAGTCTAAAGTGTTTATATCATCTATTAGATTGTCTAGACCTTCTTGTCGTTTTGCTTGAGGATTTTGACCACGGGGTTTATTAGCAGAACTTTTACCACGACCATGAGAAGAAGTATTAGTCTTAAAACTGTGAGAAGTTACATATGCACCAGTATCAACTGGGGATAAAGAAACTGCAGTCTGTGCTATAGATATTAACTTATCTTTGACCGCATCTTCTGCAGTTTGTCCCAACAGAGATAACTTTTGATCAAAAGAGTTACTAATCTTAAGGGTAGCTTGCTGAGACATTATTCCCTCACATCACATAAGTAGCAAATCTTAGATCCGTTAGAGAAGATAGTTGTAACAGAGACGATGTTAACGGTATCACCATTACCTAAGATCTGATCTTCATCGTCAGGTTCTACAGCTAATCCTAGTGCAGAAATAACGCATTTACGAGTACCACGACGTATTTCATCTACGTTAGCAATAATACCGTTGTCGTAATTATAAAAGTAAGCTGTCACTATATAGTTTGTAGTAGCAGACCCATCAACAGAACCTGTAGCAGGATTATAAGTACCTGCA